AGAACAATTTTAGAATTTTGAATATAAATAATTATGAAAACTAAATATAAGTTGATAGTGAAAGATGCAGGAAGTTATGCAGAAGATTCACTACTGAAACTGTATTTTACAGTTTTAAGACATCGCTTTCATCACCTATGTAATGGTGATGGATGGCGAGACTGAGGCTGACCATAGTGGTAGTCTCACAACCAATCTCAAGTCCTGTGCTATGGATTGAGATTTCTTCAACACCAACCTTGCTTATATAAGGAGGCATTATGGTAACATCACTAGCACATCACTCAAATTTTACCGCAGGCGATTTAGAACGATTCATGGGTCTTTCCATTGGATTTGATTCTATGTTTAATCGTCTTGCAAATTTTCCACAACAACCAGAGGGCGGAGCATATCCACCCTACAATATCCGAAAAGAAGATGACTATAAGTTTGTCATCGAATTGGCCCTTGCAGGGTTTTCGGAAAAAGATGTTGAAGTGGAACTTACGGAAAACGTTCTTCATATTCGTTCATTGGGCGAAAAAGGAAAACAAAATCTGGATACACCAGATTACGTTCATAGAGGAATTGCGAATCGCTCTTTCTCTCGTAAGTTTACTCTGGCCGATGACATTGTTGTTAGGGGTGCAGAGTTTCAAAATGGTCTTCTTAACATCACTTTGGAAAGAGTTATTCCAGATGAAAAGAAACCACGTATCATTCCAATCACAAATCCAAATGTGATTGAACATAAAAAGAAGTAAGTACACCTCTTCCCCCTACTAATATATACTTTAGTAGGGGGTTTTTATTTTTAATTATTAGAAGGAGAAAAATTATGTTACCGATATTATTATTCAATGTTATTTCTAGTCTTGTCGTGGACAAAGCCACAGATTTAGCAACGGAGCATGTGGAAAGTATGATAGATGATTTACTTCCAGTAAGTGCAAAAAAAGAATTAGATAAGTTTATAAAAGATGATCCTGCACATACTTTTACAAATGCCAAAGATGCATTGATGGGTGCAGTTGAAGGTAAATTGCCCATACTGAAAGCTGATGGGACACTTAAACCAATAGAAATGACATTCACACTTAAATATGATCCTACTACTGGATCAATTGATATAGATAAATCTTAGGAAGGATTATCATGGCAATCGAATCTTATAACGGACATCTGACAAAAAACTTTGGATATCAAGAAATGATAAAAAGTTCTACGGCTGATCGTTTGGGTATCTCAAATGATGCTTCGAGAGAACACGTTATTAATTTAGTCAATCTTTGTAACTTTATTCTACAACCGATAAGAGATGAGTTTGGAGTAATTCGTATTAATAGTGGATATCGTTCTCCTGCATTGAACAAAGCAGTTGGCGGTTCTAAAACAAGTCAACATTGCAATGGCCAGGCTGCTGACTTTGAAACTACCAGAATTTCAAATCCAAATCTCGCAAAATGGATTTCTCAGAATTTGGAATTTGACCAACTCATCTTGGAATTTTACGATGGGAAAGATCCTAATAGTGGATGGGTACATTGTTCGTATGTTCTTGATGGGAGCAATCGCCGCAAAGAAATGACGGCACTAAGAATTAATGGGAAGACAAGTTACAAGACAGGCCTTCTCACATAGGAGGAGAATATGAAATATTTCTGGTTAATTTATCTACAATTTTTATTTGTTGTAGGACAATTTAATAGGAGAAAGAATTGGATTGACAAACACATCTTAATATGTTATAATGAGTTAGATAAGTTAAAAGTGGATTATGTTAAATATCACAATTTTGATAAAGAATAGTTAATGAGTTTTTATACCAATGTATCTGTTTTAGGCAATAATGTTCTATTCAGAGGTGTCTCTAATGAGGGAAAAAGATTTAAAGATCGTGTAGAATATCATCCTACCTTATTCATTCCTACCAAAGAAGAAACCAAATTCCGTACTCTGGAAGGTAAACCAGTTGGAGAAATCCAGCCAGGAACTATGAAAGAGTGTAGAGAATTTATTGCTAAATATAAAGAAGTAGATAACTTTAATATCTATGGTAATGATAAGTTTGAGTTTTCTTTTATCGCAGAATACTTTCCAGAAGAACATATTGATTATGATATCTCACAGATTCGTATCGCATATCTTGATATAGAGGTTGCTTCGGAAAATGGATTTCCAGATATCGAAACTGCAAATGAAGAAGTAACTGCCATTTCAATTAAGGTAGATGGTAAGAGTTATGTTTTTGGCAGAGGTGAATTTGTTCATGAGAGAAAAGATGTTTTCTATTTTCGGTTTGACACAGAGAAAGCACTTCTACAAAAGTTCTTTGAGATGTGGGATAGGGAATCACCAGATATTGTTACAGGATGGAACATAGAAACATTTGATATTCCATATCTTGTCAATCGTGCAAAAAGATTGTTCGATGAAAAGAAGAATCCTTATCGTTTACTTTCGCCTTGGAAAAAGGTTAGAGAGTACACAATGTATGGTATGGGGGGTAAAGAACTTCAGGCATATTCTATTATGGGTGTGGAGACTCTTGACTATCTTTCTACATATCGTAAATTTACTTTTATTAATCAAGAGTCCTATCGGTTAGATCATATCGCTAATGTTGAATTGGGAGAAACTAAATTAGATTATTCTGAACAGGGCTCTCTTCATCTTCTTTACAAAAATGATTATCAGAAGTTCATAGAATACAATATCAAAGATGTAGAATTAGTTGAAGAGTTAGATAGTAAATTAAAATTACTTGAAATGTTAGTTGCACTTGCATATCTTTGTAAAGTGAATTATGGAAATACATTTGGCCAAGTTCGGATGTGGGATACATTAATTTTTAATAATCTTCTCAAGAAAAAAATTGTTATTCCACCAAAGAAACATTCTAGTAAATCTTCAAACTTTGAAGGTGCATTTGTTAAGGAACCAATTATTGGAGCCCATGAATGGGTAGTGAATTTTGATTTGAACTCTCTGTATCCTCATTTGATAATGCAATATAATTTGAGTCCCGAAACATTGATTACAGATGAATTACCAAAAGAACTGCAAAAGATTAAAGATGATCGGCCGGGTGTGAGCGGATTGTTAGATCAATCTCAATCATTGGATGGTTTGGAAAAATATAATCTTACTTATACTCCAAACAATGAATTTTATCGAAAGGATGTACAGGGATTTCTGCCAGAGATGATGCAACAGATTTATAATGATCGTGTAAAGTATAAGAAAAAGATGATTGCAACCAAGAAAAAGTTGCAGAAAGAAAAGGATGGAGACAAGAGAGTAGAATTATATAAACTGATTTCTAAGTATCATAATATGCAGAACAATCTAAAGACTACGCTCAACTCTGCTTTTGGTGCAATGGGGAACGAACACTTTAGATATTTTGATCAACGAATTGCCGAGGCCGTTACAACATCTGGACAACTTTCAATTAAATGGATTGAAAAAGAAATCAATCGATACTTGAACGAAATACTTAAACCAGAAGAAGAAAAAGATTATGTCGTGGCAGTAGATACAGATTCGGTTTATATTTGCATGGATGATTTGGTAAAAACAATTTATGGAGATACGATTGATGATAAAAATAAAGTAGTTGATTTTTTAGATAAAGTTTGTTCTGAACAAATGGAAAAAATCATAGATACTTCTTATCAGAAACTTGCCGAATATGTAAATGCATATGACCAAAAGATGGTAATGAAACGTGAAAATATGGCAGACAAGGCCCTATGGACTGCAAAGAAACGTTACATTATGAATGTGTATGATGCAGAGGGTGTTCGGTATGAAAAACCACAACTCAAGGTTATGGGAATAGAATCAGTTCGATCTTCTACCCCTGCGGCGTGCAAAGAAAAAATGAAGGGGATTTTTAATATTATCATGAATGGTACAGAAGAAGATGCGATAAATTATATTGATAAGTTCAGGGGAGAATTCCAGACATTAAAAGCAGAAGATGTATTTTTTCCTCGCTCGGTTCGTGGTCTGACAAAGTATCATGATGCGGCCCAATTGTATATTAAAGGTTCGCCAATTCATGTAAAGGGCGCATTACTTTATAACAAACTTCTCAAAGATAAGAAATTAACAAATGATTACCCATTGATACAAGATGGTGAAAAAATAAAGTTTGCATATCTCAAGAAACCAAATACTACTGGTGGAGAAGTGATTGCCATTCTCAATCAGTTGCCACCTGAGTTACAGTTAGAACAATACATTGATTATGATAAGATGTTTCAGAAATCGTTTATTGATCCTATGTCAACAGTTATGTCGGCCATTGGTTGGCAGACTGAACATATCTCAGATCTTTCAGAGTTTTTCGGATGAGGACGAATGTTTTTCGGGTTACTAACATTATTGGTTGCACTTGCAATTTCAACAGTTGCGGCTTATTATTCCATAGTTGGACTAATGGCAATCTTT